ACTGAGGTTTCAGTCATTATTGCATAACTCCTGATTTTTTTTCTCAATAGGCTTCATTTCGTCACCGGGGTCCGAAACGAACACCCTAGTTGTCTCATAGCTCCACGGGGGAGCGTAAGCCTCGCCTTCTATTGTGCCATCCAAGGCATTAAGCTCTATTCCGCATGAACAATTCATCATGCCATGTTTACACGTACAGGTTGTCCATACTGTGACCTTGCTGCCTCCAGTCTCTCGCGCAATCTTGAGCAAGATAAGATATCCTATTAAATCATCGAGCGTGTCTTCTGTTGCGTCATCGAGCCCAACGTTCTTGATACGACTGAGCTTATCATCGATTCGTGCACAAATTGCTTGTGCATTATCGAGCTTACTAAAAATGTTGTCTGGTTCTAGGGCACTATCGCCGTAGGCTTTGTTCTTGCTTAACAGCAAGTCGCGAATCTCATTACAAGTCCACTTAATATTATTTTGCGTTTTCTTCGACATGGTATTTATCCTATTGTATTTTAACACTGTGGAGTATATAAAGGTTTCGTGCCCCCCTTCTTAAGAGATATATAGAGCATGGTAAATGGAGCGAGTATTGTTATAACAGTGATTACTATACATTAGCATAATGGATTCAAAAAATGGCTCGATTTGTTTAGACCCCTACACGACGGTGCGCATGGGGTGGGGGCGCGTTTTTTTAGACGGGGGATAGGCTAAGCACGCGCTGCACTACATGAGAGAGAGAGAGAGACATAAAAATTTATTAGTTCGCGCCGGACTTTATTTTATTAGTTCGCGCCCGCTTTAATCTTGTGTACGCTTGGCGCCTCAAAAAGTGCGACCGGAACGCCAAAAAGCCGCCCACGCGACGCCCAAAAAATTTTGTCGACGATAGCCCCGACCGTCACCCTTATATATAGCTTCTACACTGTATTACCAGAGGAAAGAATATGAAACAAAACTATTACATATATAAACTAGCCCGCCAAAACGAAAAGACCAGTTACCACTTTTTTGATGTGGTCATGGGGTCCGGTGTAAGCCGTGAGTCAATTTACTATGGATTGACCCAAGACCCCCAGTCAAGATTATCAAAGCACAGGCCTAAAAAAGGTCATGATGTGTCATTGACTGTATTGGCTCAATTCGACAACCCATGGGAAGCTTTAGAACTTGAAGCTTCTTTGGTTGCTGACCATTACAGAAAATATGGTAAAGAACCGGAATGTCAAGGAATGGCCAACACTGGCCACAGGGGGGCCTAGGTACCCCCATAGGGGCAAAGCTTATAAGCAGCCCCGCTATAGGAATTACAGAGAGGAATAAATATGAATACAAACGAACTAATCAGAATGGGTTTCGAAGAATCCGAGTCAGCTCAATCATTAATAAATGATGTAGAATTATGCGAGTGCTGCAATGACGCAGCACAGGCCCACAGGGCACGAGGCTACAAGGTATGCCTTGACTGCTTCTATGAATTGGGGGTGTAAATATGAAGGTTAATAATATTGAAGCCTGTGAAGAATGTAAAAAAGGGGCCTGTATGACTTACACCCTTTTCAACTCTCAGCTATGCTGGGAATGTTGGACGGAGTTCAGGGGGTAAATCATGAGCATGTTAATCACTTACATCAAGAGGGCTGAAGAAGCCCCATCATTAAGCAGGGAACAAATCAGAAATGAATCAAACGCTTATCACAATCTCAGGTCCACTATAATGGCATGGGATTCATTAGCAAAAGATTCAAGAAATAAAACCGATTGGAACAACTTCGCAAAGTATGTTTTAAAAGAGGTTCAAGAAATGGCACAAAAAATAAAGGAGGTAGAAAAATGAGTGACGAAAGAACAATAAAAATCTTAAAGCAATTAGCAGAAGATTTAGACTTAGCTTTAATAAAAGCCAAAGCACAATTAGAATACGTAGGAGGTGAAGATAAATGAAATTCGAAATAACTCTATCAGAAGACGATTGGAAACAAATGTTAAAGAATAAATACGGTCATGACGATGTTTTGACCCGTGGTTATATGCTTGACATATTACATAATATCGTAGACCAAATGCACGAGCATTAGGTATATATAGTCCAATCGCCGGGAAAGAGGGTATATAAAGCCCTCAATTTTTCCACACGTGTGAAAAAAATTTTCACTAAAAAACGCGAGCGGGATTTGGCGCCTTATATACCCCTATATAGGATTTTAAGGTTCACGACGATAGGCCTCACCCATAGTAATATATGATACCTCGCGTTAGTATATTAGCGAGGAAATAAAATGAATAGAAACGAATTAACCTGCGAAGACTGTGGCCTAGAGCATCAAGAATTATTTGGTGGACTGTGTGAAGATTGTGATTCACAAATGTTTAATACATTTTGGACCGGTGAGGAATAACCTTATATAGGGACACTCTATTGGTAATACAGAGGAAAACAAATGACACGAAGACAACATTGGGCAAAGTTAGCAAAAGACTGGAAGAAAAACGGAAGGCCGTTCCATTATCAATATTTAATAAGAAAAGGAGGTAATTAAATGAATAAATATCAATCATCCTTACTAACATGGTTAGTAGGAATATCATACGCAACAAGAAAATTATAAATCATATAACACCTCGAAAGGGTGGGGAAGATGAAAATAGCAAAATAGTATTGCACCCCATCCAAACGAGATTATGTTCCATGAGTCCCCAGCACCGTAAGATGGTCAGCCGTAGGAGTAGGCGCACCTTTTGGAAGAGGCAGGT